GTTCAGGCAGACAAACAGCAGGAGGCTCGGGACGATGATGGAGGGACGCAGGTCCCAGCCGAACTGGACCAGCGAGGCCGACAGGGCGTTGATGAGAAAGGGATAACCCAGGGGATGGCCGCTGTATGTAGCGCGCCACTTCACTTGACTAGTCACGCCACTTCACTTGACTTCAAAAGTTTATGGTTTGGTTATGGCATTAACCTACTCTTTATGCATCAAAGATGATGTTCAGGCCGTCGATTAGAACCTGGGGTGTATCTCCGCGACGGATGGTGCGGGGACCTCTCACATCGTCATAGGACAGCATATTGCCACCGACTGCAGCATCAAAGGTAGCCCACGCTACACATTCGCCCCAGTCAGATGTTGCAGTATCCCAAATGACGGCAGCACTGTTGGAAATCGTCTTATTGCTGGATGCCCCAAAGGTGATGGCTTTACGGGCATATCCGCCTCCTGACACTTCCGTTCCTCCGCCAGAGGCAGTCGGCTTGGCTGTGAACAGGGCCGCATAAACTGTGGCCGGAGGCGTGTAGGGTGTGTTCCTGAACGCATGATCCAGTAACTTCTGTGCCAGGTAGTTACTGAGTGGCATTGGGCAGGTCCTCGTTGAGTGCCGCAGCCAGCGACTCTTCTGTGCCAGGGATGCCCATGTTGGCAACGTTCTCGATCTGCTTCTTGGGGTAGCGGATGCGGGTCAGCATCGGTGGGAAGCGTCCCTGGCTCTCCTGGGTGGCAATCATGGTGTTGTAGAAAGCGAGATTGGCAACATCTGCACCTGGCGAAACAATCTTCAGCATTTCCAGGACTGCCTCCTGAAACTCTTTAGACGCTTCCGGACTGTGTTGAGCTACCTGTGGCATCGACCCTTGCGTGGTTTGCTTGATGTCCTTTCCCCACAACGCATCTGGCTTAGGTGGTTTTTCCTTCTTCGGCTGCGGGGGAGCTGGTAATGGCAGAGGGTTGCCTTGGATCAGTTCAACCGGAACGGGAAAGATCCGACCCTCTGCCATCAGTTGCCGAAAGATGCCTAGCTCTTCCAGGGTTCCCCATACCTTTATCTGGTGAGATGCACACGTTTCACACTCGGCCAGGATCAGTGTTGATTTCCTGACAACCACGTGGTTTAACCCTTCGGCATCCAGGTATCCGTCTAAGGCATCGTAGGATGGCGGGCATGTTGCACAGCGATACTTTGCCATTTCGTTCCTCCTTACAGTTGCGATACGATACAACACATATAGACCGCATCGGCAGCCGGGACCGAGATCCCGGTGTTGTTTTCGTACCTGATGGTGATGCTGGTTGCCGACAATGCCGTTACATGCGCGGTAAAAGTGGCCCCTGTTTGGCCGGCCGTCACACATTTCACCGTGCATTGCGCATTAAAGACAGTGCCAGGCACAGTTACTCCCAGGCTATACGTCAGCTCCCCGGTGGCCCCAGCTCCGTAGGTTCCACTGGTGGCATTGAAGTTGAAGAAGAACATGATGCCGTTCCAGGAATTGTAAAGTGTGACTAGCTTCCTTGGTGTGGCATCGTGCGCCAGCCCAGCAACGTTAATCAACTCTCGGGCGCTGGTAACGACATTGGTAACTCCAATGTCCAGGCTATTGATGTTATCCAGGTTGCCAGCACCGTCGATCCGCTGCGTGCCGCCAGTTTTCAACGTTGCAAAGTCGGCGTTCCTGGCAGAATCAATAAGCAACACTTTGTCATTCCAAAGAGTGCCCTGGTAGTAAGCATTGGCCATCAGGGATAGATTTTCGTCAAAAACCAGTGTAGAAGTATTAAGGTGGAGCCTCATACCGTAGAAGTAACGGAGCGAATCGACGATTACGTTTGAGTTGCATTCGTACTGCATTGAGGCTACCGCAGCCCAACGCTCATTTGTGCCTGTAACTCCCAGCGTATAGGTATTGTCGGCGCTGGGCTTGATGGTACTAGCAATCAACGTCCCGGTCAGTGTTCCGCCCGAAAGGCTCAGCTTGGCCGGTAGCTGGACGTTGTAAATGTCGGTGATATCCAGGTAGACAGCGTGCCCCCAGCTAGCGAACCCAGTATCGCCTGCCGTCACATCAGTTACGTTTGGCATGTTATGTCTCTCCGGCCTTCCGGCCTATTATCACTTTCCAGTCAAAGGTAAGGGTCAAAGTGCTGTTCTTGGCTTCATTAATGATGTTGTGTGCCAACAGTGTTCCTGTATCCTTGGCCCCGGGCGGCGATGCAACGCTAAAGATCCCTGCCCGCGTCAGGTTCCCTGACGGCGGATTCCCTTGGCCAGTATTGAAGAAGGCCCGCAGATGCGCCTCGATGTCGCTGCGGTAATTTGCGCTGGTGGTCACTCGACCGTTGCTTTCCAGCTCTCCGCTGATGATAGTGTCGGATTCATTAGGTATGGCTGTGCCAATCCCGACTGCAATCACATTGAAAACAGCCAAGGTTGCTCCGGCTATTCCAATGATCCGGTCTACAATGGCCTGCCGCCCGGCTTTCACTAGCAGGTTGTCGTACCGATGACAGCTGACGATCTCGCCGGTCTCTGGGGTCTGTTCTTCAGGCTGGATCCATGGCGGAATCCGGCGGGCGATGACAATCACCTCACCTCGCATGCATAGGTAGCTGTCAAGCTGCATGTCTCATCCCCACTCGAAGAAGTCCCACACCATATTCTTATCCGACGGTGCCCATTTCCATGGCGGTGCGGTCAATGTCATGGCCGGAACCTGATTCATCTCAATGGTGTTGTAAGGTGGCAGTAGGTCGTTTAATACCTCAGTCTTGAGCCCTGTGGCTGCTTTTTCCCGCTTGATCAAGTTGACAATGATGTCCGTCAGTGTTTCTTCTGCTTTTCCGGCTTCGATGGTGTATTCGGCAAAATGATCCTGGTTGGGATCCACACCGACCATCTGCGTGTTCAGGGAGAAGATGAGCAGGTCGGCCATATAAGGGTTCCCCGCGTCGTCGTACCGGCCTTTCGTGAATTGTACCCGGAGTAACTGGCCGGGTTTGAATCCCCGGAGATAAGTCTGGAATGTCAGGACCTTACGTGAGTATGCCCGCTCAGCCAGGACGGCTTTGGCCTTCAGCTCAGTGTGCAATGTGGTTTGCAGGTCAAAGCCAGTGACATAATCCTCGCGCCGCCCGCCGTCCGCAGTCACGCTATTCAGATCTGCAATGGCTGCGTAATCCTCAGAAAAAGTGAGCAATGGTTCAGCCGAGTTGTACCGGATTTCCACATTGTTGGTTCCGGGGCTTGGTGCAGATTCGAACCGCACCAAGTTGTCATCGGGGTTGACGTAGGCCACTTTGCTGCTGCTCAACCGGTCAATGCCGATGTTGGACGGATCAACCTGATTCCCGTTCACGATGATGGCTGTGACATCGGAGGAATCCAGAAACTCATAGGCCAACGGGAATATGGTCCTGACTCCATCTCCGTCGAACTTCTCGACTCGGTCCTGGGTGCTCGTGGCTCCGGCAACCTGGACCGCATTGGCGATCTGTGTGGCGTCCTCCTTGATTCTCAGATTCCAGATGATTCCCTCTCTGACGTAATTCTCGTCGATGACGATCGGAGCTTCGCCTTCGTTGCTAAAGAAAACATGCAGGTCCTTATTGAAGTCGATGTACCACCAACCACCGGCCTGCTCCATGATGGTATCGAAGAAGGCAGATACGTCGATGTGGTCGGCAGATAGTGGAGATAAAGACGCTATGCCACCGGACGAAGCATTGTTGTAGGTAAACGTATCCACGGTGTTGCCATATTTGTCTTTGTTCACCTTGTTGTCGATGACCCAGGACATGATGCCTCGCGCTGTATAATCGCTCCAGCCGGCCGGCGATGAACCGGACTTGAAAACGTAGGTCAGTTTCTCTTTGTTCAAATCCGCCGTGTAATCTGAACAGGTGATATTGTAGCCTAGCACTTCGTCTCCCGAGCTGCTTATTCCGATGCTGAACTCTTCATATTCAGCGATCCGGCCCTCAAACAATTTAGTCCCTACTGGAGCTTGGATTACCACAATCTGCTTCTTCTTCGGCTTGATGGTCGGATCTTTTAGGGTGAATGAACAAATGGTGTTCTTGCGGCCCGGAGCCAGGGTATCGTTTATAGATATGGAGGCCCAATCGATCTTGGTGGACACATCCACTCCGGCAATGGTGGCTACCTGTCCCCAGGCAATTTGGGCCCGCAGCCAGGAATCGCAGCGGAGGTACAAGCCGGTATAACTGGGGACTTGCGCATCAACCTGGAAAGCATCACGCTGAAAGGCATCTGCTTGAAATTCAGTGCTGTGGAATGCAGACCCTTGCTGGAAGGCATCGGCTTGGAAAGCAGTTGAGAACATCAGAAATTTTTACCCCACACCGCAAAGCCACTATTGGCGGCCATGTTCTGGCTGGCAATCATCTGGATAGATGTGATCTGCTGGGTTGTGTTAATCCATTCTCCGCCATCAAAGAACAGACGAGTGGATGTAGGGTTATCGTTTCCTGACCCACCTTGGAAGGCCCTAGAACATACCACCTTCGTTTTATCTGCCCGATTTAAGATCACCGCAAGAATGGAGTAATCGAAGTAACTGAGGGAATCGATAAGAATAGGTAGCGCGGTTTGGTTCACCTGCTGGTTGTTTGTCCACGTAGCACCGGATGTGACTGTCAGTAACCTACCCCAGTAGTTCGCGCTGGTGTCTGCGTTGAACCGGAGAGAGATATCCGCATTGATAGGCAGCGAGAGGATGTGCGCAATTAGCAGCAGGATTTCTCTGGCTGCAATAGCCAGGTTTGAGGTTTGCGTTCCTGCTGCTGTCATGCTGGTTGATCCCAGAAATTCTATACCGCTGGCATCAGTAGATAGAACTGATAGAGGAAGGTCGTTTACGAGATGCACCGAATTCCAGTCGGCTTGCCGGATAATGCTCCCGTCCGTACTGTCAATCTTGTCTTGAACCTTGGCATGGGTCACGCTCACAAGTTCTTCCCCCACACACTTAGATCAGAATCTATGTCCAAAGTTCCGCCGAACATCCTGATCTTGGTAATTTGCTGGGTCGAGTTTACCCATTCGCCCCCAATAACTACCATTGTTCCTGCTGACAAAGCCGACTCTGTCAGTGGTCTGACCAGATTCAAGATGGGCTTGGATTTATCTGCCTGATTGCTTATTAGCATCATCCCTTGGTCCGAAATGGTTAAAGGGTATGACTTGTAGGACGTGGCATTAATTGTTTGGCTATTGGACCACGTGTTGCCGCCGCTCAAAGCACTCAGAGCTCTGTACCAGTAATTGGCTCCTGTATCGTCGTTGAATTGGAACTGCATTTGCTGGCCGCCAGTGGTTCTCCTGTGCCATAGGACCAGCAGTAGATCACGCGCGGTAAATGTGAGGATAATATGTGCCATCCTACGGGAGAGTTGCCCACCGGCTAGTAACTCCATTCCCCTGGCATCCGCAGCTAGGGCTGATAAGGGCAGGTCGGAAATCAGGTGATCTGCGTTCCAATGAGACGGCTGAATATCATCTGGGTACCCGGTGTCAGGCTTTGCCGACACGAAGGCATGGGTTATGGTCACAGGTCCTTCCCCCACACTGCAAACCCGGAGCCGACAGCCATGTTTTGCGAAGCTGCTGTCAGCATTCTGATCGTGGTGATCTGGTCAACCGCGTTGGCCCATTCACCACCGCCGAAGGCCAAGGTGCCCGCTGTTCCAGCTGCTCCGGTAGCCATCTGCGCGTTCATAGTGACACCCTTCGTGGACAATGCATGGTTCATGATATCGGCCAAGCAGATGATAGCTTGGGTACCAGCAACAACGGGCATACGGATCATGGTATTGCTGGTGCTTTGCGTATTCGTCCAGGTGGTCGTTCCAGCTGCACAGGAAAGCATCCGGTCCCAATAATTGGTTCCTAAATCCCCATTGAACTGAAACCCCGGTCTGTCTGACGCTGCTATGCTGGTGATTCGGGCGATTACCAGCAGTATATTCTTGGCTGCGATGGTGAGATCCATTCTGTTGGCTGGTGCTTCCAGAACAACCGATCCTAAAAACTCCAGCCCTCTGGCATCCACAGCTAGGGCTGATAAGGGCAGGTTGGAAACCACGTGATCGGCGTTCCAGTCCGATGGACGGATCAAAGTCGTATCGCCTTGGTCCGCTTTCCCGCTGACAAAAGAGTGTTTGATGGGCATGATTCCTCCTATGGCAGGATGCCGCTTAACTGATGCTTGATCTTCCGGGCCGACAGATAATCAGCATTCTCTATCTTGTGGACGAGATAATCCATGTCACCACGGTTACGGAACATGTTGCCTTGGACCCATACGTCCACCTTGATCCCGCCGATGTTGATGGCCGTGGTAGCCGCCGGAGAGGGGAATGCAGGTAGGGATGGACCCAGGCTGGGGATGATCTTCTCACCCACTTCCAGCTTTCCGATGGTCTCCATCGGTCCCAGGCCAAATAACGTCTTAAGCCAAGATGGAGCCGGCGGCACGAAGGAGATTCCGGTGTGGTAGGTGGGTAGTCCACCCTTTTGGAGGATCGCCTGGATGATGGCATTGATATTTTCGATGATTCCCTTGTCCGTGGACACCGGGATGCCCAGGGCTCGGATCGCTCCATATAATCTACCTCGGTCCCACTCACGCTCTGGCCGGCCGAGATCGGGGATATGGCGACCGGTAGCGGCTGCGTGGGCCAGGCTGAGTAGGCCACCCGCTTGACCAATCCAGGTGATTTCCTTGGCCATCAGGCTGTCGAGCTGGGCCTTCGCCCTGCTCTTAATATCTTCGACATAGGCGGTATGCCCGGCCTCGGTACCGGTGGCTGTGGCACCGGCGGAGATTTCCGCAAAGGTCCGACCGCCCAGTACCTCCTTCTCCGCGGCGGAAAGATAGGGGCTGGCAATGAGTGTCGCATCTTGCAATTGCTTGATCATCTCCTCGTTTTGACGTAACGCTTCCGCCAGATCCTGTTCTGCTTTGGTCAGGCCGATGGTGCTCGCAATTTCGCTTTCCTTTGCGACACGTGCATCTTCGTACTTATCCCTCAATCCCCTCTTGGCTTCCTCCAATTCCTGAAGCTTTTTGTCGCTCTCCAATGCCAATGCCAACTGCGATTGCTTCGTCTCCAGAATGGAGCGGAGGCCAGCCACACCGGTGTCTGTTTCGAGGGCGGCCGCGATGGCATCCTCCATTTCCCGGGTGATTCGCCTGGTCGCATCCTCGTCCTGAGCCTCGCGGGCTTTGTCCAGCCGATCCCGGAACTCGCGTTCGATGCGATACCGGACATCCTCCTCGCCCCGACGGAGCGCCAGTTGTGCTTTCTCGATACCCGGTGCATGTTCCTTCTCGATGGTGCGCTTGCGCTCGGCGATCCTCTTATCCAATGAGGCTTCTTCCTGTTGCCTGGCTTTCTCCTGGTCTTTGTCGAATCCCTTTAGCTCCCCTGCCAGTCGCTCGCGCAATCCTTGCACCCGCCTTTCACCCATTACACGAATGAATTCCCTGTTTTGCTCCAGTCCTTTTAATTGTTCATCCCGCGCCTTCCGGGCCATCTCCAGGGCCCGGGTCTGGATATCGCGGTCCACCTGCTCTCGTATTTGTTTCATGCGGGCCTGAAACCGGCGCTCAGCCACCTCCGGCGCCAGCCCCTTCTCGATATCTTCCTGGCGCTTGCGGGCCGCTTCGAAGATGGCATGTTCAGTGGCGCTCATCTCCAGCGCGCGGATTTCTTCCATCGCCTGGTTGAACAGTTCTCTTACCTGGTTGAAGCGATCAACCATGAAGCGGGTGGCATCATCAATCCTGGCTTGCACCCCACCGAAGAGTCCGCCGAAGACCTCTCCGATGAAGCCAGCCGCGGTGCTGAAGATCGGTCCCAGCGCCCCGGCGAATGCCGAAGCCGATACGAGGACCCCGAACAGGCCACCCTTCTCGCCGGTCTTGGGATCAAATAGCGCGTTCGCCTTGTCCATGGCGTTCTTGAGCTGGCCAACAAAATCTGCCAGGCCGCCTCCCAGGATGCTGCGCAGGTTGCTGGCGATCGTCACCATGGCCTCGGACCAATCGGTGACCGCCTTATCCGAGGACTCCTTGATCTTCTGGTTCATCTCTTCCAGAAGCTTCTTGATGGCTGCAGTAGCCTGCTCGGCGGTAATCCTTTTGGCATCTTCAGCCATCCGCACCATGATAATCTGCTTATCATAATGAGCGCGGATTTCTTCTTCCCGGCGTTGCTGCTCCGTCTTGAGGGCTTCCGTGGCTATCGTTTCCCCCTGTTTTTCGGCATCAGCCCGGATCAGAGCGCGTGCCCGTGCCGCTCGCGTGCGGGCTTCTCCTGCCTGATCTTCAGTCCGACCGAGTCTTTCGATAGCTTCCAGTTCCCGGTTCAGCCGCTCGGCTACCTGTGCTAGATGTTCTCCGGTGCGCTCCCTCTCGGCTGCGGTGGTGGCAGCATTGTGGGCGGCCAGTGCGGCATCGTATTCGGCGAACGCCTGGGCCATTGCTGCGGATAGATCCCGCTCCTCACTGACAACCTCCAGCAACGCCTTGCCGGCCGTCTGCGAAGTTTCCTGCGCCTTCTTGGCCAGGCTATCAAAAACGTCCTGATGATTCAGCCAGAGGTCAAACAGCTTCTCGCTGTCCATCCCCAGCACGGTGACCATCTCCTGGAACGTTTGCTGGTTCTGCTGCGTCCATTTCTGGAACGTCAGCCCCGCGGCCTTCAGCTCCTTGTCCAGGGTTACCTTCAGTTTGCCGACCTGCGAGCCGATGGCTTCGCCTGAGACCAGGCCCTGCTGACGGTTCTGTTCATCCCGGCGGATGGCAGCCCAGTTCTGGTGGATGAACGCCTGCAGCTTCTTGATCTGCTCGCGCAGTGGCAGCTTGAAGCGATCGAAGTCTTCCAGCAAATCCTTGAGCCGGAATTGAAGGATCCCGCGTAGCCCCTCGGCCTGTTCCTTGCGCACTTCCAGATCCACCGCCCGGCGCAGTGATGTGAGCTCGGTGACCAGTTGCTGACGGTAATCCTGCAGCGCTTTCTTCACCTCCCCCTGGGCTTGCTGGAAATAATTCTTATCGAACTGGCCGAACAGGCTTTCCAGAATGCCGAGCTGCTTGCGTTTCTCTTCCTTTCCGCCCTCCACCGTCGCGAATCGCAACTTCCGGATTTCTTCGAAACGCTGCTTGACGTCGTTGGCGTATTCCTTGTAGATTTGCTGCCGAGCGTTGTAGAGTTCTCGTTCTGCCTGCGTGACCTTCTTCTGATTCTCCAGGTTCGACAGGTCCAGCAACTTCTTCCAGGGCAGGAGCTTGTTCTGCTCATAGTCGTTGAGCTGATCGAGCCGATCCTGGTAGTTCTGATAATTGTGCAGGCGGTTGTTGAGGATATCCCATTCCAGGCCGACGTTTTTCTCCAATGCTTCCAGGGCTTTCGCCTGGTTCTCCCTGATTTTCTGGGCTGCTTGTTCTTCCTGGATGCGCTGCTGGTTCTGTTGCTCGCGGATGCTCTCCACGACCTTGCGCCGAGCCGCGGCGATCTTCTCCATGTGCTTGATCTCTTTCTCGGCCTCGGCACCGGTCTGCAGCGTGGGCTCAAACTTGTGGCGCAGCGCGTTGCCGATGGCAATGCCGGCCGTCAGTGCCGCCCCACCCAGTGCTACGATGCCGGCGGTAGCAGCGGAAATTAGCCCCGCGGGTCCGATCAAGCCAAACAGGCTGGTGGTCTGAATGGTCTTGAAGACTACCCCGAGACCTTCCCAAGCGATCTTGACATTGTTGACGGCCGTGATCATCGGTCCCAGTCCCGCGACCAGGCCGGTAATCCCCAGGGCCACCATGCCCATCCCCTTCGCCAGTTCCGGATTAGCCTTCACCCATTCCGCCATGGGCTTGGAGATTGCCGTGACATCCTTGAGCAGTTGCGTCACTGTTGGCAGGAATGCCTCGCCCAGGGCTCGTGCTGCTTCATCGGCAGCCTGCTTTGCGCCAGCCAACGCTCCGGCATACCCTTTCATGCGCTCGGCGGCCTGGCCGGCATTTTCCTTGCCCTTGTTGATGATGGCATTAACGATAGCCTGTGCCTTCTCGGCATCGGTCATCTTGGCAGCCGATGTGCCCGCTGCCTTGGCCCACTGTTCATAGATTTGCTGGGGGTTTGCCAACCTGAGCTTATTTAACCCCTCATCCTGGCCTGTCAATGTCTGTCTCACGATCTCGTCCAGGTCGGCAAAATCGATGCCTGCACCCGCCGCTGCATCACCGAGGGCCTGCATCAGTTCGGCAGTCTTGGAGGTATCACCGGCCCGTTTGGTCATCTCGATCACCGAGGCCGTGAGCCTGCCAGCGCTATCCGACGTCAAGCCCAAAGACTGAGCAGTATCCGCGGCAATCTTCCTGGCCTGATCCAGTCCCACCCCGGCCAGCTTGGCCGCATTGTCCAGCACCCGCATGGCATCGTGTGCCTTCGATGCCTGGTGGACCATCACGCCGATGCCCGCGACCATCCCCGCAAAGGCAAACTGAGCCTTTTGAGAGGCCGATTGCACCATGTCACCAAACTCTTTGAGCTTTTGCTTGACTTTCTCGGCTTCTCTTTCGGCCGCCTGCAGCGCCTCCTTCTCCCGCTTCGCCAGATCTGCGAAGAAGGCGGCGGCCTGCTGCGTAGATATGCCCACTTTATCGGCAAACTTCTTCACCTCCACCTCGGCATTGATGAGGTTGGCGACGAAGTTACGAGCCTGGTCTTCTACCGATCCATTGAGCTTATCGAAGCTCTTCTGTGCTTTCCCCAGGTTCTCATTCACCCGGGTCTGGAAGCCATTGAGGGACGTAATGGCGCGGTTAAGCCCCTGCTCAAAGGATTGGATACCGGCTTCCAGGATCAGAGCGAGTCTCAGGTCACCCATTGGTTTGAGATTCTCTCTGTTCTTTCAGTCTTTTCAACTCCCGGAGGCAGAAGCTGGATCGGGCAACAAGAAGCTGGCGGATGTAGGACCACTCCTCTTCGAGGATCTGATCTCGGGTCCATCCGAACTCTCTGTGGAGGGGGTAGAAGAATTCATCGATCCACCATTGCCCATTCCACCAGGCGATGCAGTGGTGTCGAACGACGATCTCCCCGCTGGAGTGTGCAGGGCATGGCGGATGATCTCCATCAGGCCCTGCAACTTCTCGGAAAGCTGGATCCCGAGACGGCGTGAGATAATAAAGATCATCGTCCTCGTCAATTCCCCCAGGACAGTCTCTGCCTCCTGTTCGGCGATGGCCGTGAGCAGCATGAAGAAGTCGTTGGTCTCCAATTCGGATATCTGTTCGTCCGAGAGGCCGGTGATCATCCCCAGCAGCTTGTTCAGGTTGCGTCCCACGCGGCTTTCTTCGTCTACGTCCCCCACCGGAGCGGTGAGCAGGTTGGCGATGGCCAGCACCAGCTCGAAGCGCTGCTCGGGTTCGCGATAAGCCCTTTCGATCACATCAAGGGGTATGCCTTCCTGGAGAAGGATGCGGCCAAACTTGACGATGGCGAGAGCATGGGCAGTCTTCAATCGCTTGAGCTTGATTTCGCCGACAGAGAGCTTGATGGTTTTGTCTTCGGACACAGGGATATACCCTATCAACTGAACTTGGCGGCGCCCTTCAGCATCAGCGTCTCGCAGACGATGCGCTGCAGGTTCCCGCCGATGCTCTTGTCGTAGCCAAAGGACTTGCCGGAGAACTTGATGCCTTTTGGCGTCTTATCGTCCCCGATGACCAGCGGGTTATTGCCGGCTGCCAGGAAGCGGACCTTCTTCAAGAAGTGCAGGACCTGGCCGCCGCCAGCATCCGTCGCAAATATCCACAACGACAGGAAGGGTATGATGCCGGTGGCCTGGACGATGCGGGCCTTGATGATCCGTTTGAACGTCGTGCCGTTGGCGGGAGCCGCCGGTAGGTCCGGGCTCCAGGTGACATTGTTGGTGGTGTTATTCACCCCGGTGAGCCGACGCTCGTAGTTGACCCCGTTGACCGGGATCAATACCATCGAGCCGACCCGGAAGCTGGCTATGTTTGTCAGGATGGCCGAATTCACTGTGGCTGCAGCATCGTTGATGGTGGTGGTGGCCCCGAAGGTATATTCCGGATCATCCGGACAGCCCAGCGCCCATCGGTAGATGTAGGGCAGGACCTCAAGGCACTCGAACTCGACGTTCTGGGGCAGCTCGCCGACCACGATCTTCTTGTCCGTCTCCGGAATGCCGGTAGCGATCCGGATATTGCCCGGGTTCTTGGGTACCGTCAGGCTGCCCTGTTTGATAACACCGAGGGTATCCCGATCGGTATGGTCGATGGCGTTGGCGTCGGCATACCGCTTGATCTGTACCTCCCAGGCATGGAGCTGGATATCCTTGGTATGGGTCAGGCCGGTCCCGACACGTTGTGGTAAACCGAGAATGGTCATGGTTTGCTGTTCTCCTATGCCGTCAGGCGGCCCTCTTCATACAGGAACCAGACTTCAGACATCGCATTCACGGCAGCACCGTTGACAGTAGTGCTGTAATCTTCAGCCACGGCTTTGAGGTTGACGCCAGTCGGTTCTCCCCGGGCAATGGTCTCGGTTGCTTCCATGGTGTGACGCGGCAGGAACAGGACGATCTGCGTCATGTTGTCGTCGGAACTCATCAGCGCGCGGGAACTGTATTCACCCAGGACGGATCCGCCCGTGAGCTGGGCGGACCCTTCAATCAGGATGAAATCATCATCGGCCACGAAGGCAATGACCGGTGTACGATCCAGGGTCAAATCGTTGCCGGACTTGCTCTTGACCCGGGCCAGTTCACACAGCGTCACCTCATCCCCGTTGGCAGGATCAAAGGTGAGTCCTGGAAACAGGTAGAACGTCGTGCCGTTGATCTGGTTGATAAGCTGTATGGTCAGCAGGCCGGTACTGACATCCCGGACCAGGATCTTTTTCCCTTCAGCGAATCCCGTAGCCGACGCCACGGTCGGAGCATCTGCTGTACCTCCCGTGAATGTGGTGGTCACACTATTATCCAGCATCAGGATATAGGCCGCTTCACTGAAATCCGTCCCATCATCGACCGTGGCGACTTTCCCGGCGATCGAGGCCAGGTCCTGGGTGATCCCTTTGCGCACCTTGTCATTGGCAGCCGGAGCACCGCCCAGAGCACCCGTCCAGGTGACGATCTTGGTGCCGGTATCTACTGAATTCAGAGTACGTTTCTCCCAGGTTGTTCCGGCCGCTCGCCGGAACGATACCACGGTCCCTTGAGCCAAGCCGGACACATCGTTCAGCTTGGCCTGCGTTGTGCTGTTGCCAGCATCCGTCACGACATGATGCTGCCGATCGGGATAGTACAGGTCCAACAGGTACCCGCCTTCGGATTGTTCCAGCAGTTCGGCGTTCAGGCCGGAGAGCTTGGCGGTGTATCCCGCGGTCAGCTTCTTCTGGTTGGCACTCTGGGGAACGACCGGCAAGCCGGCCATGAAATTGTATTCCTCGATCCCCTGCTCGAATGTGAAGGAGCCTGGTTGGAGAATGCCCAGCGGCTCCCAGTCGGCATCCGTGATGAGGTTCGCCGAGGCGTACTTCTTGCATGCCAGTTCCAGCGTGCCGATGATGGCGTTCTGCTGATGTCCGAGCTTTTGCCGGAGTCCACCCAGTGTCATGATTTAGTTTCCTTCTTCTTGCCGGGTTGCTTGGAAGGAACCGAAGCGGGAACTTCCTCGGTCGCCGGCGGGCTTTCAAACGATTCCGGCACGACCACGGCCGGTTCGGGTTCCCGAACCGGTGCCGGCCCCTTCTCGTGCATAGGAACACCCATGTCCTGCAGGTAGCGGATCATCTCCTGATCGCCGACCGGGTCGCCTGCCTTCATGTTCAGGATGCGGCCGTGAAACGCCTTCCCCTCGGGCGTTCGGAAGCCGTCGTCCAGGATGTATGCTTTCGGTTCCATGTCTCTTCACACCGCTACACGACGAGATGCTTCAGCCGGCAGGCGAATGTGATCCCATAGCTCCACAGGAAATCGGTCATGTCGAGGAAATCTTCGCTGATAGGATAGAGCAGTCCCACATTGGTGAGGGGTTGGAAACCGGTGAGCAGCTCTCGAATTTTTTCCAGGTAGGCATACGCTCCGTCGTGCGTCCGCAGGTCCTTTTTTTGCAGGTAGACATCGAACTGCGCCGTCTGGATCTGTATCGCCACTCCCTCGCCCAAGGGCTCGCTGAACCGGCTTCCCCGGTAGGCTACCAGGATGACTCCTTTCTGGAAGGGCAAACGTTCGTACTCGGCCGGCTTGTCCGGGAAGCTGTCCACCAGTAAGTCCGTGATGCTGGATTTCAACCTGCTCACGATGGCTGCTTCGATTTCCTGGATCACAACACATAATCCGCCAGGCTCTTTCTGCTAAACGTACTGACGCCGGCCGTTACTTGCGGCCCGCCGGAAGAAGCTGGCGCTTCCTGCGGAGGCTGCACACCGAGCTGAATCCTTTCTTCCGCCACGTCCCGCAGGTACCGGAGGGCGTCTTCGTATCGCTTGCGCACCTGTTCGGTGGCCCGCTCGTCATAGAGGAAATAGCGGGCGATGTCGCAGGCGATCCGGGACAGTACCTGTGGAACGGGGGACAACGGCAGGGTGTACCGGCTTTCCAGGTAACTGTTGATGGTGGCATCGGCATCGGCCAGGGACTTGTCCAGCACCGCCGTATTGATCGTTCCGGTGGGGGGCGTGCCCTTGTCGGTCAACTGGATCAATTCATCGGTGCCGAACCGGTCGGTCATGTCAGCCTGGGTGGCGTAGCTCATCGTTTACTCCTCCTGCTGTTTATCAGGGGACGGATCGGTAGTTTTTCCGGCACCGGTTCCGACGGCTGCTCCAGCGCCTCCTCCACTTCGGCGGGAGGTGATTCCTCGGCCGGGGCCTCCAGCACGCCCAGCTTGACCAGGGCCGCGGCTTCATCCGCTGACGCCATCGCCACGGTTGCACCCGGAAGGTATAGCTGACCGTCATACTGGAGCGGGGAGCGAACGCTAAATATGGACATCCTTTCTTCCTTCAATCAGGGTTCTGGATGAGGTAACCGCTGGTGATCCCACTCAGCACCGCCGCTCGCTCGTAGCTCACCCCGTAGATCCACGACTTGGTATTGTTGTCGTAGTAAGGGACTTCGACGAGTGGATGCCCTTCCATTGTATAGGTATAGCCGAAGCTGGGTTGCTCCATCCCCGACGGGGCATCCGGCACGTAGGCCAGGATGGCATTGTTCCCCCAGACATCGGTGGAGGTGCCGGCATCATCGAAGACGATGGCCCGGCCTACCACGACCCTCTGGAGATCGAACAGGCTGGCCAGCATCTCCGGGGTGATGGAATCCCGGCCGGTGTACTTGAACCGGTCGATCACGTTGGTATTGTTCTTGCAGGCCTTGAATGCCTTGGCCGACAGCAACAAGGTATTGGGGTAGATGCCGACCGAGGAGCGTACGGCTTCCTTGCCGGCATCGATATGGTCCATGGGCTTGCCGGTGGAACTCCACTTGTCGTTGCCGGCCAGGGCCACCTTGTGGCTGGCATCGTAATTGGCGGCGTCGGTGGCCAGCTTGGCCTGCTCGTCTTCCAGCGCCAGGGTCAAGCTCATCATGACGAGGTTGACGGCCCGGGTCGCCAGGTCGATATTGGGCACTTGCGAAGCATCCCGCTGGTATTCCCGCGGCACCTTGGCCTCCAGAGAATCCTGCTTCAGGGCAAATGCTTTACCCTGATAGCCGAAGTCGATACGCTTGGTAGCTCCGCCCGGAGCCCGGCGGGCGTTGTACAGCTTGAACGACTCCTTGCCGAACTCGATGACCTGGCCGCCGGATACCTGGACGGGAACGGCCGGAAAGAGAGACATACCCACCAGTTCGGCGTTCTTGTATCCCTGGACGACGGTGGTGAGGATCGGGTCGATGACCCGGACTTGTGCCAGATTCTGCGGCATGTTTTATCTCCTTAACTCAACAGGTCAACCTGTAGATCGAAGGCCGGCGGATCGGCGGTAGCGCCGTTGGTAACGTCCAGAGTCAAGGTGTCGCCGGCGGCCAGATCCAAGGTGGCGCCCGGGTCCAGGGCAATGGAAGCACCCTCTGCCGGGAAGGGCGTCGCGGTATTGAATGTTTTGCTGGCCACGATATCGACGCCCTTCTTCACCGCGACGACACAGGTATTGGCATCGTCGATCCCGGCTGGTGCTCCACGGCTGAACAGGGTCACCGCCGCCACCGTTTCTGCCAGTGGGGCCTTGTGAATCTGGTGTGCGGAAAAATCTGCGCCGGCGGCCAGATTCTCAACCGGGTACAGGATGCTGTACTTGGTGGCATGGATGTTGGGGATCAGCAGCACATCAATGAGATCCCCGTCCTGGGCGGCGGCCTGCAGGGCCCGCGCTACCACCGGTCCGTTGGTCTTGGCGATGGCCTTGCCGTTGGCATCGGTCTCCAGTTCCGCCCCGGCCGAGATGGCCGCTCCGGCCTCCGCCTTGGCGATCCCGGCGACGGCCACTGGGAAGGCATTGCCATTGGTGCCGGCGGCCATCGCCACCCCGATGGTATTGGCATCGGCCCCGGCCTGGGCACCGGCGACCGTAACGAAGCGGTTGGCAGCCACCGATCCGGAAGCCGTGCGGGAAGCGATGGTAGCAGCCAGCGCAATGCTGGGGAGCAGCAACGCTTCCACAAATTCACCGGCCGCTGTGGCAGCCTGGAGGGCGCGGGCCACCACCGGACCACCGGTCTTGGCCACGGCCCGGCCGCTGGAATCGGTCTCCAGTTCCGCCCCGGCCGAGAACGCTCCTCCGGATTCCACCACTGCGGTGCCCAGGACGGTGACAGCCAGGTCCTGGCCGCTGGTGGCATCGAAGTTGGCCACACCCAGCGGATTGGCAGCAGCCCCGGCCTGGGCACCGGCAACCGTAACGAAGCGGCGGGAGGTGATGGTCCCGGTAGCGGTAAGGCTCAGGGTCAGGGCGGGAATAGACTGTTGGCTCATGTTGACACTCTTTCTCCTACGGCCTTGACGGCCGTGATGTAATCAGATTTGTGTGCTGCCTGGTAAGCCAGGGCCTTGCGGTGGATCTCCAGCAGGGCTGCATCCACGATACTGCCTGGCGGAGCGGCGAACTCCATCCCGGGGAAGTCGGTTGTCGGACCGGCCACTTCGCTCAATTCCACCTGCTTGGGGAGTTCTGAAAGGAATTTCTTCAGGGCATCGGCCTTGGTCATGGTGACCTTCTTGTCCCCTTCGTCGAAGGCTATCGTATCCTTGCCGGACAGGCTGGACAGGAGATTGATAATCAAGGACCGGTGGCACGGCAAGAGCTTGCCCTGCTGGATCAAGCCTTCGGCGTATGCCTGGAATTCGATAGCGCGGGTTGCAGCTTCGCGGGCAGCCAGTTCCTCTTCACGCTGCTTCAAGGCGGCTTCACGGGCGGCCAGTTCCTCTTGGGTCGGCATGACTATCTCCTCTTTTTGGCTTGGCTTGGGCGGCTCGGCCGGGGCCGGGGCCGGATATGATTCGCTGCCGGCAAAGGTGGGTACCGGCTGATGTGCTCCGACCAGCATATCCACGACGCTATGCAACAGGGTGGACAGCGATGAAGCCTTGGCCACTTCTTCTTCGAAGATCATTACCCCCTCCTCGCCATCGGTGAAACTGGCCGAGGCCAGCCCCTTGATGGACGGGGGCTGGGCACCGAGAAATCCCACGTGGCGCAAGTACCACACCCCCGGCTTGGGATTGCGGGGTGAGTCTGGGTTATAGAAGGCAGCGGATATTTTCTTGTAGCGGCCCTGGTTGACCAGGTCAGCAAACTGCGGGTCCACCTGGTGGGGGATGGCCTGCAGGCGATCACCCTGATGCAGCAGGCGGTGCACCCATCCGTAGGCCGGGGCATCCGTCCGGGGATGGCCGATGACCAGGGGCGCCTCATGTAAGTGGGGATCATACGCTTCAGCCGACGCCTGCAGATCGGCCTCGGTGAAGTAGGCCGTGGTGCCGTTGGTGTCGGTATGCCGGCCGGTCCGGAAAATGTCCAAAGACTTCATGGATGATCTCCTGTCTTCAGGATGGAGAGGCGG